GCAAAACGCGGAGGCCCAATACGTTCCGCGTGGTCAACCACCACGCACCCCGAGAGGGCAGGCTCAGCCTGCTCCGTTAGGTGTCCAGCCGCAACTGGACCAGGCATTGCCCGTGCCAAGACACGAGGAAAATGCTATGGACATCGATGATGATGTTCTTGTAAGGGAAGAACCGGAAGTTCGTCCTCCGATGTTGAATTTCAACATATTTCACATAAATGTGAATGGACAGGCCGGTTTTCTCCTGTTATTAGCACTATTGAGTGTGGTAGCAGGGGAGAGTACTGAGGTTACAACAGCATTGGCATTTCAAACTTATGTTTGGAGTTCTTGCCTGGTGTTGATGACTTTGGTATTTTGTTATCTTCTTTATGCAGTATCATGGAATGTAATGAACATGCATAGAATTGTGTTATTTATTCGACAAGAATATTTAACTTCAAAGAAATTCATGCGTGGAGAGTACAGTGAAGCAAAGAAGAGTGTGCGCAAAGAGTTTAGAGATGTTAAGAAAGCTCTTCGTAAAGAATTTGGTTCTACGAAGGAAGCTCTTAGAACTTATTGCGCGTGGCAAAAACAAGCACAACAGATAAATATGGTTATCTCAGGGTTGGGTACAGCGCTTTCGTTTGCGAATTTATTCCGAAGCAACGAAGTGACGCTCGCCCCAATGAGAGCCCAAGGATTACGTACCACTGTTAACAAGGGAGGTATGTTTGTGACAGGTTTACTGTCTGTTTGTTTACTTCTTTTAGCACCGATCATGGGTGCGGAGAAGATATTGAAGCAATTGCGACCTATCATTGATTTGATAAAGCATTTGCCTTATGCCACATGGCTAGCTACATGGTTAGGTAAGTGGTGGGATGGCGAAGTAAAATTCGAGGACCTACCCCAAGACTCAGATGAGTTGAAAGAGCATTTACATAATCTTAATGAAGATGATGCTTTACAAGCTGGTCTTGATGAGTTAGCTGAAACCAATAATAAATTGGATAAACGAAAGCAAAAAGCTGCGGATGCGCGCTTGGAATTGCGAAAGAAAGCTAAGTGGGAAATTACTAAGAGTAAGGAAGACTCAGGTTATAATATTGAGTTTAAACCGAGAAAATCAACCACTTATGTTTCTGAAGAGCAATTGCTACCTGTGTTACATGCGGGATGGACGAAGAGTCCTAGTCCAATAATTTTTGGCGCGTTTGTTTGTGCGAATTATGAGGAGATGGAAGAACGTATCGAGCAGGGTACAAGTTCACCAAGTGATAGTGACAGTGAAGAAGATTTAGCTGATTTTATCCCAAATCCGTACAAGCCAAAAGTACAAGAAAGGAAACCATTAGTAGATTATGAGAAAATCCTAAAGGAAACTAGCCCTGAAGAACTAGATGCTGTTGAATTGACAGAAGTTGAAGAAGAGGATCGTAAGTTTTTCCTTAAGAAAGCAAACGCTGGTGATCAAGTACATCACAAGTTACCCTTGGTAAAAGGTTTGATTTGTGGTGATGCTGTGGTTTCGGATGCAACTCGTAGTTATGAAGGCCAACAACGAAAACGTGAGAATGGTGACCATTTAATTGATACCTCGGAAGAAAGTGAGGATATAGGAACCGGAGTGGGTTTATCTGTTGCAAGCAGTGAAATACCACGACCAGGTCGTAAACTTGAATTACAATTACACCCGCAGGCTGGAGGCCCGGGAGCTTTGTATGACAGATTGGTTAACATGTATGGAAGTACGTGGGCTTATGTTTTAAATTCATTTGATTGGACTGGATCAGCTTTACCTTCGGGTGAGATTGCTGACAACCAGGCAGTGAGTTTTGAGCCACAACCATTTTGGGATCGCTGTAAAGCGCATTACAATAGGAGTTGGTCAAGTTTATTTTATTATGTTAAATGGAGAGCTGGAGTTTTCGTGAATCGACATCGTCGGGTTACATTGTTTAGTCTTGTACTAAGTGCCGCTTTTCTGTGTTATGCTTTGGGAGTTTTCAAGGCAATGCAAGAATGGTCGACTAAGAGTCGCCTTAAAGCAAAACAGAAAAATCAGGCTATTACAGCAGCTGGGTTGAAAAAGAAAGCAGTGTTAAAAGCGTTAAAAGACGTGCACATGCAACGCAAGAAAGGCCGAAGAGGTCGTGCGGGAAAGAGTAAATTCTTTCAACCTAGTGGAAACGTTGATACAGATGCCTTAGCTACTGAATTTAATAATCTTCCAGATTATGAACCACAAGATGATGATGGTCACTGGATAGATTTTGAAGATGATGCGTATGATCAAGCTCAGGAAGAGTATTATGATTATTTAGCAAATAATAAAGGCAAAAGATGGGATGAACAAGAATTCCAGAAACGCTACGATGAAAAGAGAGACTCGCGTATTCGTGTAAAAGGGCAAGCTATTGAAGCTGTTCCTATGCGAGATGACGCAAGGTTGCGTAGAGCAATCTATAAATCGAAGCGCCAACGTGTGCCACGTGTAGATGAGGTTTATGACTTCATGCAATTAGCACAAGCTGCTTATGCAAAACAAATGACAGAACCACTCACGACACAATCCTGGAGTCCTTCCAGGTTAGCGGCGGGAGTGTATAAGATATTCTGTGGGGATAAGTACCTTTGTACTGGAACCCATGTGGGAAACAAACTTTTTGTTGTTGTCCACAGTTTATCTGAAGACATCACCTTGGAATATAAGGCAGTCAATCATGTTCATACACACAGATTGTTTGGAAAAGACATTGTGTTGGTTAATGAAGAGATTGCCTATTTTCCAATTTGTGGAATTCCTTCCCCTTTTAAGGGTCATCATATGAAAATTTTGAAGGATGCTAGTATTGTTACCGTTTTTGGTTTTGGAAACGGGCAATCAGATCAACCAGATGCAATTACTGGTTTTGCTAGCCCACTTGGATGGTGTAACGCCCCAACACGAGATGGTGACTGTACCTCTCCTGTTTTGGACGTAAACGGAAATGTTGTTGGTTTTTGGACTCATGGCAATGGCCTTAATTTTGGTCGTTTTGAGCCTGTTACTGATGCAATGATACAAGTTGCAAAATCAGGAGTTCATAACCATGCCGGGCTGGATTTTCAGTTAGCCCCCCACTCCCTTTAGATCTCATTGTGAGGCCGTTCTGGGAACGGTATCCTTCGCAATATAGGAAGACGAAGGATGGGGCGGAAGCATTTAGTGCTGATTTTTACGTGTCGGAAGAACATGACGCGTATCTATCTGAAGATTACTTCCCTATTGTTGCCTCGTTGAGGAGGATCCCGCGTTATACAAATAAACGCATAATGGACCCTCAACTTAAATGTTATCTAGATGAGAAGCGCATAGACTTGTTACCAGGGTGGGGTTTACCTACACCAAATCAAGCAGCAGCTTATAAATCTTTGGCAAAGTATGGAAAAGATGTGTTACCTATGACTATGTTGGATGTTCAGGATATGAACGAAGCATGGGATTGGGTCGCACGCCAGTTTGGACCGTATATGAGAAATTCACAAGTGGTATCCCTTGAAGTAGCAATGACACGGTTAGACATGTCAACTTCAACAGGAGGCCCCTTCAATATTCACTTTCCGGTTAAGAAGGATTTGTTTGAAAACGATCCATTGATGAAAGTATGGTTGGAGGAGGATTGGAACACTTTAGCAGATGATCCGAATTGGACCTGCGTTTGCACAAATTCTCTTAAAGAAGAGATGAGAACCGAAGAGAAACTCGATGAGAATTCGATACGTACTTTTACCGCGATGGCGATGGATAGTACAGTTCATGGTACCCGTTTGTTTGTGGACATGAATGAAAAGTTAACTGATTCGCATTTGAAAACAGCATCAGCTGTTGGATTAAGTCCTTTGAAAGGAAATTGGGATCGGTTGTATCGAAAACTGAAAAAGTTTAATAAAGGTTATGCCTTGGATGAAAGTCAATATGACTCGTCCCTGCGTTGTTACATGATGTGGGGATGTGCCAAGTTTCGGTGGGAAATGTTAAGAGCAGAGGATCAAACTCCTGCAAATTTACGCCGTGTTAAAACATTTTATCGTAATTTGATAAATACCTTAATTTTAACGCCAGAAGGACTCCTAGTTTTGAAGAAAACAGGAAACCCTTCAGGTTCAGTTAATACTATTTCTGATAACACTTTAATTTTGTATTGTTTGTTGGCATATGCTTGGATTAAGCAAAGCCGTAATGTATCAGAAATGAATTCTTATGTAGCCTTCGAAGAGGAAACTGCAAAAGCGCTGGTAGGTGATGATAACACCTGGACTGTGTCCGATGAAGCGCATGAATTTTACAATGCACATACCGTAATAGCTGTGTGGAAAACTTTAGGAATTACAACAACAACGGATTCTATGGAACCCCGATTACCTGAAGATTTGGACTTTTTGTCCGCCAGAACGATTTTTCTGGATGGTGTAGCTCTCCCTCTGTATGAGCGTGCAAAGCTAATGACTTCTTTGCTTTATTCGCCGAAGAAGGGGATTACACCCGCTACCACACTGGAACGTACTGCTGCCATGTTAACTATTGGCTGGACAGACATTCCTTTCCGTAAATTTTGTAGAGATGTAATTGAATGGTTATTACTTAAATATGACCAAGTACTCTACGATGAACCACGTTGGATTTTGGCAAAGTGTCAGATCCAAGAAGATGCAGCGTATTATCGCTTATTTACAGGAAATCGCCTCTTAATGAGGCCATTAAGACCACAAAGTTGTGGCTATCTAGAAACGCAAGAAAGATTAATAAAGCTAGATAAAAGCTCCATGAATGGGGCTAAGGGTCGTCAGGGCCGCGGGAGA